AGTTTCTTTGTACCATCGACCCCTTCTAGTTCAAGTTCTAGTTGTTTCATCAACAACTCCATATTTCGAACAATCAATCTGATTCGTTCATCATTCATCATAAAATCTCTTGAGCCGACTCAGACATTCTAACATAAAAAAAGAAGGAGGTCAAACCCCCTTCCTTTCTATCTTCTTTTCTTTTTTTCTTTTGGTTGATAACCCCAGGTTCTAGGATTTACTGTTCCATCAGTCCATTTAATTAGCCTTACATTTCGATAGTTATCGTAATAATAATCAAAAATTTCTACCTTTGAACTTGCTTGGACAACATCGAATTTAATCTTGTCTTCATCTTCATAACTTACCAGATATGAATCAATTGGTAAAGATTTATCTTTTGCTGTTTTTTCTTCGCAGTCTTTACAAATAATATTCACTTGAATCATTCTCCTTATCTATTCCCCCATTTAATATCTGGGTATGCCTCTGATACCACTTCCTTTGAAATTTTATATTTTGCTTGAAGTTTTTTATCTTTCACCAAGCATAATATTTCTGCGTCATAAGGATGAAGACCTTCTAACAATTGAATGAACATATTTTCTCGACGCAAAGACGATAATGAATTGTTACCAGGAACACCAGAAGCCGAGCGAACAAAATTAATAAGAATATTATATTCGTTTCTTAATGTTGTATGCCCAGCTCTAATTTTTTCTGTGTATCCAACGGATGGATTTTTATACGCATCCATTTTTTCGACTTCTTTTTCAATCATTTTAGAAACAGAGCCCGTCTTCACCAAATCATCACTAACTGTTGAATAAGGAACTTCTCCTTCTGGTAACATCGAGACTACATTATCATCAAAATTCCATATAAAAATAGATTTTAATGAGGGGTGTTCGTATTTTTTAAGAACCTCCACTTTTCTAGCATTTGTTCTTTGTTTATTTGCAAGCTGAAGGACTTCAAAAATAAAAGGATTATTTGGAAGTTCTTCGATTGGAGATTCAGTTGATTTCTTTTTTTCAGTTGCGGTTGTCATATTTAAATTTTATTATAAGATTCAATTATTTTATATAGTAATTAGTCTTCACTTCCCTCATCATCATCCTCAAAAAGTCCTTCATAGTCTTCCACAAATTCATTCATAAATCCAGGTTCAATTCGAAGACTAACGACTTCATCAGCATTCACTGTTCCATCTTCATTAAAAAATTCAGGATGAAGTGGTCCCATATTTGAACGATGAAAACTAATCATCATATTTTCTCGGACTAACCAACCAAGAACAAATCCTGCAATCAAAAATAAAAAACTTAATAAACAAAATATTGTAAGTTCTGCTGCTTGCATTTTAGGTTTCTCCCGAGAGTTTTGTCTTTTGAGTAATGTAGAATTCAAATTGAAAGTTAAACTCCCTGTTAAACAAAAAAGGAATTAAAAATTTCAACCTGAATTTTTGTTTTTCATTTTTTAACTCCTTCTCCTTTTGATATAATAAGACCTCTAAACCACGGTCTCGATTATCCTTGTATATATTTATTTCATTCACAATAAATTATTCTCTTGCAAATATTTTACAGAGTCAGTGCAACCCCCAATATGAAGGTCATCTAAAATCACCTGAGGAAATGTTGAACCCACTCCAAATTCCGCATAAAATTGGTCTCGATTGAAGTGAGTATCTAAATCATAAATTACGACTGAAAATCCTCTTTGTTCTTCTAGATAACTTGATATAGTTTTTATCTTTTCACAATAAGGACATCCAGATTTGCTATAAATTGTAAGTTTCATATGATTAAAATTAATGGGATAAGAATAATTAGAACTGAAATAATAAAGCCACCAATATTATATAAAAACAAAGGTACTGTGCTTTCTTCCATATAAAATGCATAAATCATTCATATTTAGAAAACCGTATTGTTTCTTCTTGGACGGTAAACCACATAGTTTGGAGTTTCATCTGAACTCATCCAATTTACAATAGCACTCATCTTTTCAGTTGTAAAGAAATCTTGACTAGAAAACCAAGTTTTCCAAGGTTCATGACCCTTTGAAAAGTTACAATTATTGCAGGCACAAACTACATTTGTTTTTTCATCTTTTCCACCTTTACTTTGTGGAATAATATGGTCGAGTGTTAAGTCTTCAGGTGAATCACAATAAGCACATTTACAACCCCACTCTTCTTTAATTGATTTCTTCCAAAGTCTTTTTGCATCACTGGAGCTACAAACTTTAAGATTGTAAAGATATTCGTCTGGGTTGTTATAAACCATTAGGTATCTAAGCGATGAATGTAAATTTTTAATCCGTTATTTTCTGCTTTCTTTATCATATCAAATGTCCCTGTCGAGATGCCATCCCATACCGCAATTAAAGCATCAGAATATTCCGCCATCAATCCATTGCGAATGTGACCAGCCCCCCTACCATATTTTTCCCATTCTGCCGGAAATCTTTTGATTGGAGTCTTAAACTCTTCTGCTAACATTTCCCCATAAGAATCTGCACCCCGAGCACAACCAGAAACTACTTCTGTAATTTCTGAAGTGAATGGGCACAATTCTAATGCTTTCATTACTTGAGGTAGAGTTGCTGTTCTTGAACCTGCAATAATAGTCTTCATTGAAATATTAATTATAATCCTAAAACATACCAAAAAAGAAATAGAAAATCAAGTTTCTTTTGATGCATTATTTGCTCTTCTGATGGGGGGGGGGGTATTTAGAATCTAGTCAAGTAAAATCTTTATTTTTTTATAAGTTCTTGTTGAATCATCGACCAAAACCAACAGGAACATTTCTACTTCTTTTTTCATTCGATGGCTTATTTCTATTTCCTACTTCTTTTTCTTGGGCAGCTCTTGGTGAATGTTTTCTCAACGTTCTTAAGATTGTAGATGACCTCCCAAGCCTATCAACCCCTCTTTCTATGAAGCGACCAGCCAATTCCTCTGGCGCATCTCCAAGTTCATTCCCAGTAAGCTGTTCTCCGGCGACAACTCCAACTCCGGCTGCAATATTACCAACTCCAGATGCTAAGGTTCGGGTTGCTCTACGTTGCATACGTTCTTGTGGTAGTTTTTCATACCCCTCATCAAATGGATAACCATTCAGATTTTCATCTAAAACTGGGTCTTTTACTTTTTCAATCGGAGGTCTTCCACTTGGAGATGCTCCAGTCTCAGGGTCTATAAATTCCTCTTGTTGTATCATTGACTTAGAAAAGTTTTTATGATTTTCTTTGACACAATTATTATAGGTTTTTCCAAATAATTTCTTAGTTCCTTTTTTCTTATATCCTGGCCAGCATTTTTTAGACTCGTCCATAAATTGCTTAAATGTTTTCATCTTTATGGTGATACATTTTGATTATTTATAATAATAAAAAAGACCCCGAAGGGTCTCTCAAAAATCAACCTTAAAGAATGAATGTCATTTATCATTTTTGCTGTAAACTGTAAAATTTATAGTTTTCAAATTCTTACTGGATGTGGACGACGTTTGTTTGATTTAATAGCACATAGCCAAGCACTAACAACAGCAACTTGATTATCCCACCAACTTGTCTGAAGTCTAAATTCCTGGAACTTAATGTTGGTATTTCTTATATATTGTGCATAATGCTGTCTAGTATAATAATAAAAACTATTTTCGTTCCAATAACTCACATGAGTTGGGTCTTGCCATGCACCTCTACCATCAGTAGAAGGAACTTCTATAAATGCCCAGCCACCATCACAGAGAACTCTATGAATTTCACTCATGATTTTAATTGGATCTTTTAAGTGTTCTATTATATGACTTGCATTAATGACACCTACACTATTATCTGGCAATGGTATGCCATCATTTAAATCACAAATTATGTCAGCATCTTGCTGATCTATTGTAACGTATCCTGATTTTGGAAACAACCCTCCTCCAAGGTCAACTTTTAGCAATCCATTTAACTCTGCATCACGTTCTGCAAGTTGCTGTGCATATTGATGGAATAACTCAAATGTTTT